GTCCAAGAGAGTCGGCTACAACGACTGGCTTAGGGATACCACAAGCACTGGCTTCGTAGCACAAGCTGGTGGACCCAGTGTTGCCGCAGTGTGGGACATCAGTCTTAGCTGTGAAGTCAACAGTGCCGGAGTCTACACTCGTAATGGCGGCTTCTGGCCTGCAGCTACTTCGGTCAGCGATTACACTGGGTCCATTACGTCCGGTGCGTCGACCACTAGCTGGACCGATAGTGCCTTGAGTGGAACTAAGGACACCTACCGTGGTCGAGCCGTGGAGATTACCTCTGGTGCTGCGGATGGTCTCCTTCGAATCATCTCTGCCGAGTCCACCACTAAGGTCCTCAGTTTCGACACTGCGTTCGGCTCGTCTCCGGCAAATACCGACACCTACAAAATCTTCAGGCCTTGGACAATCGATGGTATCCATCCGTCTACTGAAGGTCACTATCGTATTGCGAACTATCTGAACACTGATGCCTTCTTGGAGATGATTGTCTAATGTCCCATCGTCTTATTGTCTTTGAACGTGATGTTGCTACAGGTAATACTGTAGCTAACACTGTTACTCCTACCACGATGGCCGCAGTTATCCGATGGCCTGACAACACAGATAGCCTCGGTAATGGTGGCCGTGTCTTTCGGTTCAGAGCCCGGGGTTACCTGTCGTGTATCGCCGGT